GGAGACACGTACAGGTCAATCACGTTGACCAGGTTGCGTCCTTGGGCGATCTCACGGTTACGTCCAGAGGCCGCTGCAAAGTTTGCAACGATCTGAGCGTCAGCTGGTTTGATCATTAGAACTGATGGATCAGAACCGTTGTTGAAGCAGTCTTCACCAAGCTCTAGGACTTTCGCCTCTGTTAGAGCGTCAGTTGCGTTGGCACCAGCGTCGACAGATGTTGAGATCTGCTGTGTCGCTGAGTCCATCTCACGTGCTACTGAGCTTGAGCCAGTCGCTTTCGCGTTGTCGACACCAACATAAGCACGTTCTAGGTCGCGCTTAATTTCTTTTAGTGCCTTACCAAGCTGATATGCGGTCTCTTTCGCTCTACCATAAGTTGCAATGGCATCTGCTGTTGCAGACACTTGGAACGCCTTATGTAGGATCTGAGTGTTGTTTGTACGCTCTACAGCATCTGTAAGAGTTGCCATAGTTGCGTCTGCCCCTTCCACCTGTGCGTTGTTCGCAGCAGCTGCAAGTGAGTCCTCTAACCAACTGAAAGTACGAGCAGAAACCTTCTCTGAACGCATCATTGTGAACATAGGCGTATCTGTGGGCGTAATATCCGAAATGATATCAGATACATCCTCTTTCTTGCCGACCTGGTCGTAAGTAGTATATGTAGCCATTTTGGTTACATCCTTCTATTTAGAGTTGAGTGCTATCGCTCCCAACGTGACATCAGAGCATCAGCGATATCCTCTAGGTCACCAGCACGGCTCGTGTTTGACCTTAGACGGTCTTGTGCACTCTTCTGACGCTGGACCTTTAGGTCGGCATCTGAGCGAGGTGCCTTCTTCGTCTTCAGTACTTTACGGGTGCCTTCTTTTGTCTTGATCACTTTGGCCTTCGCTTTCTTTGTTTCCGCTGTGGCTTTTGTCTGATCATAAAGACGTGCCTTGTTGAGGATCATGATGACCGTAGGGTCAACATATTGATCGACTTGTTCCTGGGGTAAGCCTTGACTAACTGCGTATGAACGGATGTTGTTGTATAGTTCATCACCCCAGTCGGGCAGTTGCTCACTTAGGACCTTGACGCAATTCTGGGCGGCTTCTTGCACTTGCTTTTGTTGTTGTGCTTGGGCGTCCTTGTAGAATGCGTCAGCTTCCTCTCGTAGGAACTTTAGATCTTTCTCAGCTTCCTGGGCTTCACGACGTAATGCAGCGAAATCCTCAGTGGACATCTGTCGACTTGCGACCAGCATGTCTACCTCGGCATATGGCTTCATACGCGCTTCAGCACGTTCCAGGAGCTTTCGATAGCTGATGTCTGCCTTTGCCAAAGCCTCTTCGGCTTCTTTACGTTTGGCAGCTGTTTCTTGAGACTTACGTGTTAATGACGCCTCTTGGCCGTATAGTCGCTTTAGATCCTTTAAGGATGCCTGTTTGGCTTCACCGTCGACTTGTATTTCAACCAGAGTATCGTCAGACAACTCAACTTCCGTTTCATCATCTTCTTGATCTGTCTCTGGTTCATCCTCGTCTTCAGTGTCATCCGTGTCAGGGTCCTCTTCGGTATCTTCTACTTCTTCAAGGTCTTCATCGTCATCTAAGGTATCTGACGTCTCTTCGTCTGTCTCGCCGACAAGTGAGTCGTCAGTCGCCTCTAGCTTCTCGTCCTCTTCAGATAGGTTCTCACCGTCTGACCAACGATCTAGAATGGCTTCGGAGGCATCAAACATGTCGTCTAATGCCCGTGGTTGAGTAGCGTTGTCTTGGACGTTATCCATGGTCCTATGCTTCCTCTTCGCTTATGTCGCGCTTACTAAGCACCTCGTCGCGGATGGCGACTTGTTGCTTCAATGTGTTCACCACGTCGACTAGGGCGCGATAGTGGTAATAAGTGATCGAGCGTTCTTTGTTCTCTTCTGGTTTCGAGTTCACAAAGTTTTGGAACGTCTGTTCCACTAGCTTGTTGACCACGTTGTTAAACGCTGGGGACTTGAGTAATACCTCTGCGTCCTCACCGTGCTGAATGAGTTCTTCTTCAGTCATGCTGCTCTCTTTTCTTATGCTTCGCTTTACGTGGAAGCTGTTTGGTTTTGACCTGGACAACCCGAGGCCGAAACCTAGCAGTCCTCACTTGTCGGGCTACTGGGTTTCGACGTCTCATGGGATTTATCCAGTTGGTGAAGCGATAGCGCGGACGTCGTCTGCGTTTCTCGCAATCTCTAGTTCGGCTTTGTCGACAAACTGCTTGTGTTCCAGTTGTGCCTCTTTCAGATCCATATTGTCTGACTGAATTGCAAAGCCTTGTTGTGCCTTCATTTGCTCCAGCTGTAGCTTCATCTGGGCAATTTGTGCATCCATCTGTGCCTTCATCTCGGCAACCGCTGTCTGACGCTCTTGAAGCTCCATTTGCTTCTGTTGCATCTGCATCGCCATCTCCTGTGCTGGATCTGGTTGCGCTGGTGGCTGCTCTTGTGGTGACGTTAGATAGTCTTTGACGTTCTTGATGCCGTTCTGTTCCATGACGTGTGTCATCAGATTGTATTGGTTCTCAGGAGTATACATTGATGCCAGGGTTGGATCCTGAGACATCAATGAATGCAGAGCCAGGTACTTCTGTGCTTCCTGTTCTTGCTCACCATAGCCTAGGTGCATCTCGACAGTGACATCACGTTTAGATCCCCAGTCACCTGGGTTAACCGCCACGTAATCACCAGCGATCTCGACGATCTTGGATTGTGGTTCATTCTCGACGACCAGCTGGTAAATCAGCTGATACAGAGGTTTCAAGAAGTTATTCGCAAAGTTACGTGCGATGATCTTTTGACGCTGTTGTGACATAGTCGCCAGCTGTTCAACCATAGCCGCTGAGTTTTGCTTACTAATGGCATCCTTGTTGAGGCCCTGGGACAGACGAGAGACGCCTGTGGTGTCCTCTTTGTCCTCGTCCAACATCTGAATTGTCTGGAAGATGAACGGGTTCAACGGTGCCTGTACCATCGGACTGATGGCGTCAGGTCGTGACACATTGACGATACCACCGACACGGTTGTCTATCAGCTCACGTGGGTTTGTTAGGCCACCTTTGACCACAGTGTAACGTGGGTTGTTCGTGATCATCGCGTGATCAAGGATCGAGCGTGTCAGAACTGTACGTGCAGTCTGGATAGGGACAACCTTGGACCCGAAGTTGGAACCAAAGAACGAGTGTGGGATCGGTAGTGGTACAAAGGCGCAGAACGGTTTGTATGTGCACTTCTCTTTGTGCAACACTACGTTACCAGCTTTGATTACTTTGTACGTCTCAGCGATTCCAGAGCCATCGAGATCGATGTCGATATATAGTTCATAAACAGTGATGCTTCTAACTTGATCCTGGAAACCTTTAGCGTTGAAGCCACGGTCTTGACCAATCTCTTCGTGACGTGCCAGGACCTCTGGATCGGTTTCCATTTCGACGTCTTCGTGATCGCCGATCTTAGCAATGAGCTTTTCGTCATACCCTGCCTCACGTAGTTCTGAGATTGTCATAGTCGTGCGATGACCCAAGAAGCCAACGTCATCTAAAGACTTGGCTTGTGGTTCAATGACAAACTGTTCAGGCGCAATAGCCTCAATGACCACCTGACTAGTGTCCTGGAAGACGCGAAGCTCACCAGAGTACAGACCAAGTTCGTCTTGCTCGACTTCCTCGATCTCTACGTTGTCTTGGGCAACAATAGCGTCAAACTCTTCCTCAGTCAGATCCTGGATAGGCTCTAGGTAGCTGTCTTCGCGCTCGTCCCAGTAAACCTTACAAAGACCAGCACGCGCAATGAGGCCGTCGTGGATGACAGACTGCATAACCTCGAACAGGTTGTTCTGACGGTTTGCAACGTAGTCACAGTAGGCTGTAGCGATCTCAGCGATACGCACGTCCTCACCAGTCTGTGCAGCAAAACGCACGGTCTTGTAGCCAGTACTGAAAGTCTCTAGCAGAGCAGCCTTCATGCTTTCGACAGCATCATAGACGTCCATAGAGACATACTTAGAGTTACCGTCGTGTGCTGGGCGTGGGAGCGTAGCGTTATAAAAGTCGATTACCTTGCGGCGTTCTCGACTGATCTGACTGTCATAATACCCGATAGATCTACGGATGTTATCATCGAGGATCGTAACGAATTTATCGTCGTCCACCGCTTTGTAGTCTTGTTTATCCATAGTGATCATACCATTTCAATGTAATAGTCATCTGCACTCTCTATCGGCTCCCAGGCACCTTCGTGCACGTGATTGGCTAATGCCAACGACATGACACAGTCGTCGTAGCATCCTGGTTCAGCTTCCATAGATCCGCTCTCAGTCACGACATAGGTGAGCATTTCGCGGATCGTTGTTTTGTCATTGAGTTCTATCTCGTTCTCACGGACAGACGCTCGTAGCTCGTCAATGATCAGAGGCTTGGTTTTTGCTGTCGTACTGAAGCCCAACTTAATGGTCTCTTTGTCCGTCAGCTTGTCGACTTGAACCTCAGTGAAGAAGTTCGGGTAGGCCATGTCTTTAGCCAACCTAGTACACGTCAAAAGGCCGTGACCGTTGTTCTCGACAATGATGTACGCAGTGTTGAAGAACTGACCTAGGTGATACAACACAGTCGCGTAGTAGTCTGGGTGCACATGGCCTCTCCAGGTTGCCACTTGCCGCTTCTTACTGTCTAGAACCTGGGCAACACTGTAGTCACCACCACGGACGCCCATAGCGACGTCGGCACCGATGACATACTGTTCGCCCGGGTCATGACGACGATACATCGTCAGTTCACCTCGGACGTTATTCAGCCAGTCTTCACCTTCGAGTGCTAGGCGCTCCTGTACGTCCCGTGTAGTACCCATAGACGCTTGTAGCTGCTCTGGGTTAAACACGGGTCTACCTGTCGTCAGGAAGGCTTCCTCAGGCTCTGAGGGGTACTCCTGTTTGAACAGGTCGAGACCGTTCTGTGCGACCTTGCGACGACGGAACATTAGCTGCTCGTCATCGAGGTCATACTTGGACGCAAGCTCTTCCTCGTCTGGGGTTCGCTCGAAGTTCTCTGGGACCGTCTCACGATACTCTGGATCTGCAAACCAAGGGATGAACACAGGCACGTAGCCATTGGTTCCCTCGACTGCACCTTTCCAGAGATCATAGAAGATCCCGCTGACACCATTGGCTGTACTCTCGACAAATATAGCGGTGCCTTTAGTATTGGGGACAGCTTGGGTCAGCGAGTTCCAGTTGTCGGCGGCGGTGGTCTTAGACCAGAACGCAAGCTCCGACGCATGAACGTGGGTCAGGGTCTCACCCCGACCAATAGCTTCACCGCCAGCTGTCGCAACGACGTAACTGGAGTCCAGGACGTCAAAAGACAACTCTCGGCGGGATGAATACTTTGTGTGTGGCTTCAGGATTTCAGGGCAGTTCTCATGGTAACGCTTAGTCATATCAAACAATGCGCGCGTAGAGTCACTGTGGTGGGTAATCACCAGGGCCTTCGCAGCTTTGCGCTGGGAGACACTGAAGTACAGATAGCCGCCAACGTAGGTCGATAGACCTTGCTGACGCGCCTTCAGAATGATCACTCGGACTTTGCCTTCTGTCTCTAGTTGCTTAGTGACAGCGTCGTTGAGGATCTCCTGGGCTGGTTTCAATTTGAGGGGCGCAATGTCACCCGACTTAGTGCGGATCTTTAGGGCGCCCTTCGCGTAGAAGCTAAAGTCGGTATACAGTCGCTTACGGACCTCAGCCAGCTGCTCCTTAGTAGCCATCGTCGGCTTAGTCGGCTTCGTCACCGTCATTGGTATCTAGCAGTGAGCTTAGGAACTCCTCAGCTTTACCGACAGTGATCTCAGACTTGGCGACAGGTTTGACCTTGGTGAAGTCCAGGATCAACTTGGCTGCTTGAAGACGATCACGGTTGTGTACTGGTGTACGCATGATCTCCACTGCGGTTTCGAGTGCTTCCTCAGCGCGTGGGTCTTCGATGTCATACTCTTTCTTCATGATACTTACCGCCTTCTTGGCGTCCTCTTTTGCCTGGTCGACGACTGGCTTGATGGTTTCCTTACTGTGACCGTCGGGAACTCCGAGGGGTCTTCCCCCCTTGTTCTTTCGGTTCTTTAGCATTTCGCGGAACTTTGCCCGTCCCTCGGGTGTCTGATGTTGCAGTGCCAGAGGGTTCTTGTGTGCTGGTCTGGCTCGACCT